TAATCATGCTCATAATTTTCTCATTTGTTTGTATAATATAATTATAACAACTACTGACAACATTGTCAAGTTTTTTATGGGAAAAGTGTTCCTTGAAATTGCCCACTCAATTTGTAAAGAAGAAATCCTCTATGATGAACTTCTACATTTTCACCAGACTGTTGTAAGATTTCAGCCTCATTGTCTGCTTCTACTTTACTGTATTTTTGAATTTGTGATTTGCTCGTTTCAATTAAATATGGGTAGTTTAATGTTTGGGGAGACATAACTTCCTAGTTAGAGTAACCCTGTCTTACAAATGTAGTACGAATCTACAATATCTGAAACAGGATTAGTAATTTTGATTGACTTCGGTGATAGACGATTTTGTAAATCAATATTAGTTTCTTCTAAAAATGTTTCATACATTAATTCTTTTTTGGCATTTCCTTTTCCTGTTGCAAATTTTTTGATTACTGTTGGTGGAATCGTTGTGAAACGAAATCCATTCCTATTAAGATATTCCTTGAGTATTCCTGTATTCTCGCCAATGTTGAATACTCTTCCTGTTGCTGCAAAAGCATAATCTTCTAGGTAAACGTGTTCTACTCTTCCAGAAAACCATCGGATACACTCAATTGTCCAATTTGCGAGCTTTTGATATCTTTCTATCTCATTTGAGTATTTAGGATAATCATATCCTTTGAACGAACCAAAGGATTCATGGTATTTTGTTCTTTTGATAAAGTGAAATTTACAATTTTCAAATTTGAGTTTTTCATCAACGAGTTCTCCCACACAAACAGCTGGAGAAGTCAACGAATAATCTATTCCCGCGACAAATCTCATTTAATATTCAATATCATCAACATATGGCTCCATCAATATACCACAAAAAGCACAATGAAAAGTGGTATCTTCTCTCGGTTCACCCCTCAATTCTCTTTCATTAAATATTATTGTATATATTGCATTACAAGCATTACAATCTACTTCTATTTCTTCGTCTTCCATTTCGCTCCAAATTAATATTTTACATTATGATTCTATATATCTACAATCTCACATCCACTATCAGAAGAGCAAGCAAGTTCCTGAGAACCAGAGGTAAAGTCTTGTTGTTCAAATTTTGACAAAGTTGTCCAATCAACATCTTGAGGAATTAATTTTGACATTTCCTCGTATTCATCTTTAGTGCAATCTTGATAGGGTGCTTGACGATAAATGTGATCGCTAAATGGAAGAAAAGAAATACCACTGATATCATCAAAGTTTTCCCATACCCACGAACCAACTTCCGGCCACTCTTCATCTTTGACCGTAACCGTTATGGAAGGTTTGTGTTCGCACCAGTGCTTTTGATACGTTGACCATAGTTCTAACTGTTCTAGTGCTGTCATATCAGTTCTACAGATAGCACCTTTTGGGCTTTCTGTTGGAAATGAAAAGACAGTAGTATGATTTGGTTTGGTTACATCGGGTTCATTTGGAAAACCACTCTGTTTCATCATCTGACAAAGTGGGTCTTTGTTGTCTGCTCTCACTGTCCGAATATAATATGGACTATGCCGGGCATGAATACCGCTAGCACTATCAACAAGCTGACTAACAGTACCAGAAGGTTTAACACAAGTGATTGCCGCCGATCTTTTAACACCCAATTTATCTGCCCATTCTTTGTTCGTATCCACAGCCACTTTTCTAAGAGTTTGTAAAAGTTCATCTAATCCTTTCTTTCTACCACTCGTCAGCGGATTGTCTAATATGCCGGTGAGTGAGACACCAAGTAGTCGTTCATCTGAACAGTTTCGTTCCCATTCTTTAGTAAGATATCTGAAGTTTGTGAGGGTGGATTGAAATGTGCCAATGATAGTCGAAATCCGCACTTTCTTAGCAAGAGATTCGGCAGTGTCATGTCTTCTGACAATACATTCGGATAAATTGCAAAACTCTCTACTTCTGAGTATAATCTCGCTACATGGATTAGTTCCAAAATCTTCTCTGGGCTCTCTCCTTTCAATGAACTCTTGATTTTCATCTTTTTCCCTTTCATTCAATTTCTCTACTTGTGATTTTGCTGAGGCACCATTGTACATTCCCCTCTCACCAGATTTGGAGTCGTACAGTGACAACCACTCTCTCATGAAAGTTCCGACATTTGGTTTTTCTTTATAGTTTACTGAATTATTAGCAAGTGCTCGTTGCCCCTCTCGTTCCCACCATTGACCAGATTTTGCTGTTCTCATTTCCTCATCGTTGAGGTCTGACAAACTAATAAGCGCTGAACGGCGAACACCTCCTACGACAACTATAGCTGCAATCTTGCATACTATGTCGTGACATTCGATGGATTTGAGTTTTCTTCCTGCTGCATCTTGAAACATTTTCGATGAAAAATGAAACAAGTCATCCAATGGTTCTGGACCAGATGCTCTTCCTCCGAATGTCTTTAGGGGTTTTCCTGCTTCTCTTACTTTAGATAAATCCCATTGTGGAATCTGACCACTCCATAAGAGACTGAGCAATTCTTTGTATGCCTTCGCCCATCCAAGTTTGGAATCAGCAACTACTATTGTTGTATCTGTTGGATGAAATTCTTCTGCAATTGCGGGCAAATGATTTACATGGTCTGATTCTACCGAAAACCCCACTCCTGTTCCATTCATGAGAACATAAAGAATCTCATCAAAAGAACGTGGACTGTCAATCTTCACATAAGAACAGTTGTATCCAGCAATATTTTCTTTACGGAGTGCTTCTCCTGCCGTCATCAAACAACGCATAGAAGGCATCACATTTAATGACAATACTTCTTTTTTCAATTCTTCTAGAACACCATTCTCTAGATTGTAACCACACATCTCTTTTAGATGTTCTTGAAAAAATTCAAAATATCGATTAACCGTTTCCCCCCATGTTTCTCTTCGTTTCTTATCATAATCCCATCTAGCGTATCTTGACAAATGAATAAATTGCTGATATTGGGTTGGTAATGTTTCAGGATCGGGTACGGTCATTTCTTTCTCCATATTGCTAGGTGAGTTTTGGCGTGCAGGTCTTTGAATGTATTTTTATTTATAATTTCAATTATTCTTGTTTGATTGATGCTTGTAAGTATCATGTCGTTGATGTCTTTACAAGCAACCGAATCTGGCCAGATACAAATGTTCCAACCTTTATCGATGACTTTTTCCATCCTAGATATAATCTCTGTGTTTCTAGGTTCATTATCAAATATTATAGTTCCTTTATGATTATCCATCGCTTCTTTGATGTCATCATTTCCGCTGAAACTAATATCTGAACCAGCCATCGCAATACTATTTGGGAGGAACATAGAATCAAATGGTCCTTCAACTATATGGAAAGGTTTCTCTAAATCCAAACGATCCAATCCAAATATTTTAGATGATTCCTCATCCATCTTAATAGTTATGTAACGTAATTGAGTGTTTGTAAACGCTCTACCTTGAAATGTAATTAGTTGTTTGTCTTTATCAAAGAAGGGAATTACAATTCTCTGTTCATTTTTTGCCAGTTCATATTCTCGGTCTGTCATCTCATTGACAAACTTTTTAAAATCATCTGTATAATATAGGTAATTCAAAAATTGAGGGGGAATAGAACGATTTATCAAATATGTCTTGGCAAAATGATTATCATCCAAATCACTGATTCGTGGCAATTCTATCTTTGAATGAAATTTGGGTTGTTCATAATTCACCTTTGGGTCAGGTGTATTGTGACCTTTCCCTGTGATACCCTCTTTGTATCTCTCAAGAGCATATTCCTTATAGGTTTCCCCATCAAATTGTTTGAGAAAGTTTGAAAAGGTACTACTTTGACCACAATTATGACATCGGAAAAATAAATCGGTTCTTCTCTGGTAGAAATAACCACGCGCTTTCGTTTTACTCTTTTGAGAATCACCGCAAAAGGGGCAACGGAAATTATACAATCCGTTGGTCTTTCGTTTGAAAAGAGAAAGCCGGGAAGAAAGGATATTTACATATTTCGTATCAATGTAAGAGGGCATAATATAATTATCTAATATTGTTAATTGTTATACAGTAAGTATAACACGCTGAATCGAAAATGTCAATTCAAATCTAGGGTAATATTTTTGGGATAACGTTTGTCAATAACCAAGCAACAAGAGTAGCTGCACCAATGGTTATCCATCTCCAACGTTCAAGAGATTCTAACTTTGTATAAATCAGATTGATATCAGAGTTCATTCGGTTTTCCGTCTTATCAACCATCTGATTCATTTTATCTTGGAGATCACCAATACGAGAATGAAGTATTTTCATCTCTTCTCTAAACTCATTGTCTGTCATTTTGTTGACATCTTGAGCAGTCAATAACCTACCAATATTTTCTGACAAATCATTAAGTTTACTAGTAGAAGCATCTAACTTCTTCATTAGAGCGTCAAGTTCTTTGGTACGGTATTCGTCTTTTATTTTTAAAGTGTTAATTTCCGTATTAAGTTTTAGTATAGATTCTTGTTCTGCCATGTGTCACTTCCGATGGTTTGACTTCTTGAATGAATTCTTTGCAAAAATAAGCAAAAGCTTTTGGTGCAAAAGTATTATTATGCACCGTCCACGATTCTCCATTCAACTCAGGGTCGTGACCATCATTATGTATTTCAATTTGATTGTCATTATTATCTGTGGCTTTCCAAGTTGCTCGAGATTTTTGAATCCATTCTCCATCCATCACTTGTTCAATTGAATCATCTGCATAGGTTTGCAGATATTCTTTGAATTTCATCATTTTCATTTTCCGTGTCTGAGGTATTGCATACATCCAGTAACGGAATCCATTACTATGATAGGTTTGTTTGGGTATTTTCTTGCCCATGCTGTAATATATTGACCAACTTCATCTTCGCCAACATATGACTTGTACCGTCCGTACTTCTTCTTGCCAAGTAATGACCTTCCGAAAAGCGATGGGTCTACACCAAACACATCTATACCACCAAACTTTTTCTTTATCAATCCTTTGGGTGGTTTTCCTAAATCTAAAGGTTTGTCTCTATATGCCATACCACCAGTTGTTGTAGTTGGCGAATCTTCTTCAAGTGCTCGTTGAATTCTTTTCAATGTAATTGGGTCGAATTCCAAATCTTCATTGTACATTCTTTCAAACTGGTCAAAAAATTGTAGCTCCAATTCTTCGTCATCAATTCTATAGCTATCCGATTGTTCTTTAATGAGAAAAAGAGCAGCACCATATGTTGCTATTTTCGACTTACCGCCAGGAACTTTACCCAATAGTTTCTTGATATTCCAGACAAGAGTATCAGAAAGAGTATAAGCATCCTTTTCTTTGGAACCTTCTAAGTTTCTTCTCTTCTTGAGAATCTTTCCGTCTTTATCAATGATGCCCAATTCAAAGGCATCTGTCTTTTCAAATGGCGTCACCAGTTTCTTTATGAACTGATAAACGAAATATATATTTCCAATTCCTGAAATTATTCCCATAATACTATTCTATCTTTCTTAGTTCTTTGATAGTAGTTTCATTCAACGGTATGTGACTTGTTTGAATGTCTGTACCATCTATTCCTCTTATTACTGTGGGTAATCTATCTAAAAATATCAAAAATGGTTTGAGGATTGAATGAAATTTTTTCTCTACTCTAAAGAACAACATACGAGTTGCAGCTTCGTTCTCAAATACATTATAGATAACAATCAAATGATTAAGAATTAAAACAGTTTTCAATTCACCAGTAACAAGAAAACGATTGAGAAGTCGTTTGACATATTTAATTTTATTCAAATCTTCGTGAAACTCTTCAACTGAAGTGCATTGTCGATTGTCATAAAATTTCATAGCAAACATTATATAATTTTTATCATTCAAATCATCAAATAAATTCATCTATTCAAGCTCTATTCTAAAATTGTTTTATGCAGTAATCGGACCACCACCACTAGCAATGCTTGCGGATGTTCCACCTAAAGATAAAATCATCCATCCTGAATTGACATATAACAATGTTGCTGTCTGACCCACTGCATTGAAAGTGATGGTGTTATATCCATCATTAGCAGATGCTGCAGGGGTTATCACTCCAGCTGGTGTGGTAGCAGCGACAGTACATACTAACATTTTTATTTGACCAGCAGATCCAGCTGCAAGTGAGTATGCTTGTGTTCCTGTTACCGAAATAAAAGAAATTGGAGTTGTAATATCTATCGCACCACTTGTGAATGTGACAGGAGTAACTGCTAATCCCACATAAGTTGGAATAGTTTGAAATAGATTTTCTACTGTTATCTTTTTTGTTTCAGAAGCAGAAGTATCCGAAATCAATGTAAGGTCAGTATTTGCAGTTGCAGTTAGAGCATTTAACTCTGCTATTCTTTTATCAGCCATTGTCTTCTTCTTTTTTATCTAAATCGTTGACAACCACTTCTTTTTTCGGAAAAAGCGGTTTAAGTTCGTTGTCTTTTGGTGATTCTTCTATATCTATAAACTCATTGCAAAGAAGAACTGCGCCTCTTAGAGTGAGTAAATCGTCTTGAATTATTTTCAGATTTTTTTCAGTATTTAATCTAACTTCTTGTAATTCATCAAATTTTTCAGTTAGTTCTTTTCGTTTTTCTTTTATCTTTTCAAGTTCCATTTTATTTCACTTCCTTATAATTAATTAGTCAAAATACTTCAAGCAGAGGTTATCCACTTGAAGTATCAATAATGTTATAATTATGTAATAGCTATTGCGCCAGGTGATCCACCAGAAGCTGGGTCTGTTGCGACTGCATTACCTGCAAATGCAAGAGGAATCCATCCAGCACCAGTGTTCATAAGTGTGAGTGATTCTCCGACTGCGGAAAATGTATAAGTCACACCCGCTCCCCAAGTAGTTGTAACATCAACATCACACGCATTGGAATATCCAACAATAGCGATGATTTTAATTTGTCCAACAACCGTAGAAGCTGCAAGTGTTGTTTGACACGTTGCGGCTGCTGAAGTCATCGTAGAAATTGCAGTTGAAACTGACATCACTCCATCTGCAGCTAATGCTTCTATGCTATTCAATCCGATATAAGTTGGAATCTTGTTGAAAAAGTTTGCAAGTGTAACTTTTTTGTTTGTTGGTGTTGTTGAAACACTAGTAATGATGTGAGCTAAATCGGCGGAGGCGGGTGCTGTTGATGCCGTCAAAGCCGTTACTTTTTTATCTGCCATTTTTATCTCCTAA